CACGCACTTACACCGACGCTCATATCGAGCATTGGGGCCACGTCTACGAAACCGAGGGTCTCGCCGCGCGTGGGATCCGCTTCGAGGCTTTCCTCGCCGCGCCGGAGGAGATCCTCGCGACGCTGGTCGATCTCCCGGAGGACGCGGCGCCCTTGCTGCCGCGACAGGCCGAGGCGATGGCGCTCGATTGCCTGGGTCGCGCAGCGGCCTGCGCCACCGTCAGCGCCCGCCCAGAGGATGCCATCGAGCAGATCACGCTCGGCACTCCTTGCCGGACGCGCGAGCGGCGGCATCAACAGGAATTGCGCCAACTGGTATTGGCGGGCTCGATCATGGCCGAGTTCCTGCGCGCCGGCGGCATCGATGCCGGCGCCCAACTCGCGCACACCTGGGAAACCGTGCTCGGCCGGTTCCGTATCGCGCTCGATGGCGCCGGGCGGCCGTCGTGAGTATCGTCATCGGCGCTCTGTGCATGTACATCGGAGTCGTGATCGGCTTCGTGTTGGCGGGGCTGCTCTCTACAGCGCAAGACTGCGATCTGCGGGCGGACTCGCTGCTGCGCGATCTGCGCCGCATCGAGCGCGATCTTCGGTGACGCCAACACGCGCCGATCTGCTGCAAGTGCTCTCGCGGCATGTCGGCGCGTGGCGCGGCGTCCACATGCGCGATCTGGCGCGTGCGCTCGATCCCAACGCTGGGCTCGCGACCGAGCGCAGGGCGCGCGATCTCATCGCCGCGCTGCGCGCCGAAGGGCATCACATCTGCGGCCATCCGGCTACCGGCTATTACATGGCGAGCAACCCCGACGAGTTGGACGGCACCTGCCGGTTTCTCTACGACCGCGCCATGTCGTCGCTGCGCCAGGTGGCCGCCATGAAACGCGTCTCGCTGCCCGATCTCGAAGGGCAGCTTCGACTTCGGACTTAAGGACTATCCATGAGCATGACAGACATCGAACGACTGGCTCGGGTGTACGCATCGGAGCGCGAGACCCTGACGCAGCAGGTCGAAGCGCTGCGCGCGATCATCGCCGAGGCGCAGCGGCAGCACCTGCCGCAGATCCGCGCGGCGATCGGCCGCACCGGCGAGGCGCACGCGCAACTCGCCGCCGCCATCGAGGCGCGGCCCGAACTCTTCAAACGCCCGCGCACCGTCACATTCGCGGGCGTCAAGGTCGGTTACCAGAAGCAGAAGGGCAAGGTCGTGATCCGCGATGAGGCCGGCACGATCCAGCGGATCCGCGAATTGCTGCCGCGCGAGCAGGCCGAGTTGCTCATCCGGAGGGTCGAGGCCGTGCACAAGCCAGGCGTCTACGATCTGACCGCGGCTGATCTGAAGCGCCTCGGGATCCGCATTGAGGACGATACCGACATGGTCCTGATCAAGCCGGTCGATTCGGACGTCGACAAGCTGGTCTCGGCCCTGCTGAAAGACGCCGAGCACCTGGAGCAGGCGGCATGAGCGCGCCGATCATCACGCCAGTCGCGCAGCGCGCCCGCTGGTATGCGATCGACGAAGCGCTGCCGGAGCCGCTGCATGACGTGCTGATCGAAGTCGCACTCGTGCCGGGTGATGAGCCGGCCATACAGATGGGCTATCGCCGTGCTGACGGCCGCTGGCTGCGGGTCGCGGTCGAGGATATCGAGGTGACGCCGACGCGCTGGACCGCCATGCCGGCGCTCGATGACGCGGACAATGAGCGCTTGAACGCGACGATCAATCCGCGCACGCAGGAACCTTTCACGCTGGCCGACATGGTCGGCGCCGCGGCGCGCGAGGAAGGCTATCGCCGCCGCGTCTACCCGCGGCTCGTGGCCGAGGGTCGAATGAAGCCACGCGACGCGGACTATCAACTCACTGCCATGCAGGCGGTCCGGGAGCGGCTGCAACGTGATCTGGATGCCCTGCGTGAGGAGTGGGCAAACGGATGACCTCATTGGCCAACGAATACCTGACGATGGTCGAGGATTGCGAGCAGCGCGGATCCCGGCTGACGGGGTGGGAGATCGGCTTTATCGACGATATGCGCATGCTGCTCGAACATGAGCTGGCGTTATCGCCAAAGCAGACCGAAACGCTGGAACGGATATGGGAACGGGCGACCGCATGCGGCTGAAAGACGCCCGCGCGCGAGAGCTCGCGACGATCCACGTCGCCAAAGCGCAGCTTGCGATCGACGATGCGACCTATCGCGACCTGCTCTGGACGCTCTGCCGGGTGCGCTCGGCGGCCGATCTCGATGCGCATGGGCGGCGCGCGGTGATCGAGCACTTCAAATCGCACGGCTGGACGCAGAGCAAGCGCGGGCGGCCGCGGCCGGCAGCGGATCGGATCGCGATGCTGCAAAAGGCTTATGCGCTGCTCGGCACTCGCCCGGTCGCCTACGCCGAGGGGATCCTTCAGCAGATGTACGGCGCGAGCGCGCCGGTGCGACTCGAATGGGCCGACAAGGATCAGTTGCGCAAGGTGATCGCCGCTCTGACTTATGACGCCAAGCGTCACCCCCGCCCGCAGCGAGACGAGACCCCGTGCAGTTGAGTTGCCCATGCTGCGGCGCGCAATTCCAATTCGACGCGGCCACCAACGATGCCGATGCCCGCCGCTTCGGGGCGCTGATGGGCGATCTGCCACCGCCCGTCGCGCGGTTAATCCCCGCTTACCTGCTGCTTTTTCGGCCGCGTAAACAGGGTTTACGCTGGTCGCGGCTCCTGTCCTTGATGCAGGAGATCGCGGCCGACATTCTTTCCGGTCAGGTCGAGCGCCACGGCCGTGCCTGGGCGGCGCCGGCGGCCGTCTGGGTGCAGGCGCTGGAAACCGTGACGGCGAAGACTGATCTCGTCCTGCCGCTCAAGGGACACGGGCTGCTGCGCGAGATCGCCGCCGCGGCCGCCGGCAAGGTCGAAGCCCGCGGCGAGCGGCAGACAGAGCAGCGCCGGATGGCGCGCCCCGCCGGCCCCACGCTCGGCCCCGCGCCTGTGCGCGATGTGCTCGATCGCGCCGCTGGCCGGAAGCAGGCGGCCAGCCTGAAACGGGCGCTCACGAGCGATGATGATGCGCCTTGAGGATCTGCCGGGACGGCTGCGCGAGATTGCAGAGCGGATCGGATTGCCGGCGACGATCAGACTCGTCGAAGGTTGGGGCGGCACGCGGTTGTACGTCCCCGAAAAGATCGAGCCGCACCATCTGCTGGCGCAACGGCTCGGGTGTGAGGCGGCGCGCCAACTGTCCCGGCTCTATGCGCGCGAAATCATCGACATCCCGCGCGCGGTGCGTGCCGCCAAGGCGATCCGAGATCGCGAAATCATCGAGCGGCTCGATGCGGGCGACAGCGCGCCAGCGCTGGCCCGCGCCCACGGTCTCACCGAGCGCGCGATCTGGAAGATCCGCCGCCGAGTGATCGACAGCGACCCCCGTCAGATTGCGCTGCTGTAGGGTGCGGCGTAGGCTTGCGCTGCCGCAAATCGTTCGTGCCGAACAGGTTCGGCATGCCTCCCCCCGCGACCGCTGCCTAGCATGGCGGCATGTCCGACACTCCCGATCTCATCGCCCAATCCGAGCGCCAACGCTGCGAAGTCTGGACGCGGGTGATGGGCTATCACCGTCCGGTATCGCAATGGAACCCCGGCAAGCGATCGGAGCATGCCGAGCGTCGCTTCTTCAGGCAGCCAGCGGATCACTTCGCGGCACGCTTCGGCGTTACCGTGTAACGCATGGATTACAACGCCTGGAAAGTCTGGATCGATCTGGCGCAGCTCATCCTCTGGGCGTTGCTCGGGATCTATACCTGGTTCAGCAACCGGCATCGGGTCACGAACAAACGGATCGAATCGCTGGAGACATCCGTCGACGAACGCATCGATGGCCAAAGCGAGCGCATCATCCGCATCGAGGAACGTCTCTCGCATCTGCCAGGACAGGCGGACCTCGGCGAATTGCACGAGAAAGTCAACGAATTATCGACATCGACCGGCGAAGTCCGTGGCGAGATCCGAGCCATCCATCGCACGGTCTCCATGATCAACGAGCATCTGATGCGGGCCAACAAATGAAATACGCCGAAATGCTCGCCGCGGATCAGCGGCTGTGCCTGCTCACAGCCCTCGCGGAGGCGGCGGGCTATGCATTGAACGAGCACGTACTGAAGCGCGCATTGGAAGCCGTGGGCCATGCGCTCAGCACGGATTCATTGCGGGTGCATCTGGCCTGGCTCGCCGAGCAGGGGTTGACCCGCGTCGAGCACGTCGACGGCCTTCAGATCGCGCGGCTGACCCCGCGTGGAGAAGATGCCGCCGCCGGGCGCGCCGCCGTGCCGGGAGTCGCGCGGCCGCGGCCGGAGGCGTGAGCGTGGGCCGGCAATCGACGATCGATCGCCTGCCGCCCGAGGTCCGCGAGGCGCTGAACACGTGGCTGCGCGATCCGGCGATCACGCAAGAGATCGCGACCGAGCGCACCAATATCCTGCTGGCCGAGCTGGGGCAGCCCGATCTGCAAGTCACCCGTCACGCGGTCAATCGCTACGATCTGAAGATGCGCCACGTCGGCGAGAAGCTGCGGCAGAGCCGGCAGGTCGCGGAGATGTGGATCGCCAAGCTCGGCGCGCAGCCGCAAGGGCAGCTCGGCAATCTGGTCAACGAGATGCTGCGCTCGCTGTCGTTCGAATTGACCCTGAAACTCCAGGAAGACGAGCTGACAGCGGAATCGCTGCCGGCCGTGATCGACATGTTGAAACAGCTGTCGCTGTCGGCGATGCGGCTGGAGCGCGCGGCGAGCGAGAACGTCAAGCGCGATGCCGAGATCCGCCGCCAGGCGGCG